ACTTGGGCAACGGCTACGCCGGATTATTTTGCAACGGAAACGATCACTCCTGTTGATAGTAGTGCAGATAGTGCTAGCAAGATCGGCGAGAAACTGATTTTGGAATGTAAAAACGTGAGTTTCCGCGGTCGCCAATATTGGGAAGACGACACCCCGTTAGCGCCGAGAATTCAAGTGATGTGGCAGATGGGCATAGCTGGTATCGCGCGAGCTGTTATCGCACCTCTCATCGGTGGAGACCATGAGCAGTTTTGTGCGCGGTATGTGCAGTACGACTCGCGCATCATGGACCAACTCTTGCAGCTTGCCGACAAATTTATGTGGCATGTAAAGAAGGATGTGCCGCCACCACCTCAATCCGCTGCGGATTCTAAAATTATAGATAGGATCTGGCCCACACTCGAAGACCGCTCGATGCAATTACCAGGCGAGTTCGCAATAGAAATTACAGATTTAAAAGCTTGGGGAGTGGAGCGAAAGGCTCTTGAGTCTCAGGCTCGCGGTTTGGAAGAAAAAGAGAAGCTGGTTAAGAACCGGATTCGTCTTGCCATGGGTGGATTGAAGAAAGCTCAATGCGGAGCGTATTCGGTATCATGTGCCATTGTGAACCTCAAAGAGAAAGTCTCCAAGCCCTATAGCTACGCTCGCGTAACAATCAAAGGAGGAGCCGATGAGTCAGACGAAACCGCTACCGAATGATGCTGGTTTTGCGGTTGAAGTTGAATGTTTTTTTGCCGATGTAATTAGTAATTAATAATCAGGATAGAATATGAATCAAAACCCAGTACGCGGCACCAGTAATGCCGAGATGAGCAACATCCTTGCTTATAAGGGAGCCGATAAAAAAGTTGTCGCGTTTGAGGAAGAAGTAAAAAAATGGTTTGCGTATAACTCAAAACGAATGACTAGCCTGTGCGGGAACCCAGATGATGCACGTCGGTTATTGTTGGCTGCGCTCAATAGCGTTTTAAAAACTCCGTCGCTTATGGAGTGTGATTTTAATTCTTTCGCGACGTGTTTATTAACGTCCGCAGAATATCGATTGTTCCCCGGTGCAATGCAAGAGTGTGTTTACCTCCCTTTCAAAAATCGCGCTACGTTTGTTTTGATGTATCCGGGCATCTGTCAACTTTTATATCGAAGTGGAATGATTAAGGACATCGAAGCGGATGTGGTGTGCGCAAGGGACGTGTTTGAATATACTCGTGGCAGTAATCGCAAGCTTGTCTTCGAACCTTTCGACGGCGAAATCGAGGACCGTGGTGAATGGATAGGAGCCTACTCCATTATTCGCAACACGTTTGGTGGCGAGCACATACGGTACCTCACAGCACGAGAGATTATGGGACTCAAGTCCCGATCACCAGGAGGGAATAGTTCGTTCTCTCCCTGGAATTCCCAATATCCTTTAGATGTGGCGTGGATGTGGATGAAGTCAGCGCTTAAACAAAATAAATTTGTACCAAAGAGTGCCGTATTGGCAGCTGCGTTAGAGGCCGACCATGACAACATTGTTACCGATGACAGCGTGGGACTGTCAGCCACGGTTCAGCGCACTGCACAAGCTGTTAGCGCACCATCAAAGCCAATAGCTCAAGAGCCACATAAGATGGCAATTGAAGCACCGCCACAACGTGAGGCAATAGAAATCCCTGTAACCAAAACAGCGGAACCAGTTTCTCAGCGCCCGTTTATTACGGAAGCTGCGAAGAGTCAGACTACCGATGGAGGGAAGCGCTAGTTGCCACAGTGCCAAGCTAGCCGCATGTTCGGAGCTGTTCTGACCTACATCAAAGTGGCTCCATGCTCGCAAACTCGAAATGTCTCCATTGGCAGAATGCGTGCTCTCCCGCTACACGATACAAGAGCGGGTACCTTTTATTTTGAGGATATTTATGAAGAAATATATCGGTGACGCAGTTTACTTAGAGCAGCGAGACCACGACTTTGTTCTTACCACAGAGGATGGCATCCGCGAGACGAATCGAATCGTAATGGAGCCAGAGGTGCTGATCAACTTCCTTACAGCAATCGGGCTTATTAGTTACGAGTTTAGAGCCAAACAATTGGATGTGCCGAATGACCAAATCTAAACGCGCCGCACGCGCACGCGCAAAGAAAAAACAACTTACTCGTGCCCGCATTTTACGTGCTGAGGGAAGAAGCAAAGGGAAAAAAAACTATGCAAAAATTAATGTGACTACTCATACGTTAGAACAATCTGTTGAGTTACTGGCGCACGGGCAGCGAGCGCCGGTTGAAGTCAAGGGTAAGTAATAAAATGTTAGTACCGTATTATCAGGATAATATGTGCACAATCTACCACGGAGATAGCTCGGATCTCCTACCTCAGTTACCTAAGTGTGATCTGGTATTAACCGATCCGCCGTACGGCATCGGGATCGGGTTAGTAAAAACCAAAAGGGGAGGAGAGAGAAAAAAAGCACAAGCACAGAAAAGAGATTACGGAGAAGACCTCACTTGGGATAACGAGAGAGTATCCCCTAGCCTACTCGCGCTAACAGTTGCGGCAGCGGATAACGCGATCATTTTTGGAGGCAATTACTACGCGGATCTACTCCCCGCATCGAGTTGTTGGTTAGTGTGGGACAAGCAAAACGGCCCCTCACACTTTGCGGATTGCGAGTTGGCTTGGACTAACCTCCCCGGAGCAGTGCGCATATTACACTGGTTGTGGAACGGCTTCCGGCAAAAAATCAAGGAAGCCAGATATCATCCCGCCCAAAAACCTCAATATCTAATGAGGTGGTGCATAGATCGAGCGGAGGAGAAAATGAAAAAAACGATCTTGACAGTTATAGATCCGTACATGGGAGTGGGGACCACACTCAGAGCCGCAAAAGATTTGGGAAAAATGTCGATAGGAATTGAGAGGGAAGAAAAATACTGCGAAATTGCAGTAAAACGATTAGCGCAAGAGGGTCTGTTTAAGAGTGCTGTGACATCGCTTACGAAGAGCACAACAACAATTTTTATTTAATTGAACATTAAGGAAACATGCAACCAATTCCGAATAAAGATCCGAACGACAAGTCTGTGAGGTATAAAACTTTGTGGCACACCGTTGTACAGCCTTCGGAGTTTCACACACCACAATCTGAGCCTGAGTTGAAATCTCCCATCACGCTCCGCCAATGCTATGACGATTTAATCTTAAAGCCCTTTGGACTCTATAGGCTCAAAGAATTGCTTTTTCCTAAAAAGCACCGAGACTAAATACAAGTTGGGAGGGTAACAGTATGGCACGCGAAGGAATGTCCATGAGCGGCCTAGTACAAGCATTCTGGTGTATACTATCAATCGGCGCGACTGTTGCCGCCATAATCAAAATCTACTTTGCCGCGCACGGCTAACAGTCCATGAGACTATAGTCTCCACCGGAGGACGTGCATCGAAAATGCAGTTCCTCCACTTCTTGGAACCATTCTAGGAAATCATCTTGCTGAACAACTAACGTGATACCTACAAAGTGAAGGTTTAAGAGGTGGGACTAACTGAATAGGTCATACGAGGGAATCTCAAAGAGTTCTGAAATTTTTGGACGTTCTGTCCACTAAAAGGGATCGATCCAGCGCGATGGGCGGTTGCTGGCGCTGAAAATGGGACCAAGGAAGGAAGATTGACTATGGCGCGAGGCAAAAGCAACGGGGCGAAGAACGGCAACGGGTCCAATGTCGGATTCGAGGGGGAGCTGTTCCTGGTGGCGGACAAGCTGCGCGGGAATCTGGAGCCTTCGGAATATAAGCATGTCGCCCTGGGGCTAGTGTTCCTGAAATACATTTCCGACGCCTTCGAGGCGAAGCATAATGAATTAGCAGCTGACGACGCCGCTTCGGCCGAAGACCGCGACGAATACAAAGCGGTCAATGTGTTCTGGGTTCCACTGACGGCGCGATGGAAGCATCTGCAAGACAACGCCCGGCAACCAACGATCGGCAAGATGGTCGATGAGGCGATGCTGGCGATCGAGGCGGAGAACCCTTCGCTGAAAGGTGTTCTGCCGAAGGATTACGGGCGGCCCGCGCTGAACTCGGTCATGATCGGCGAGCTTATCGATCTGTTCAGCAAGATTGCGATGCATGAGACGAAGGGCGAGGCCAAGGACATTCTGGGCCGGGTCTATGAGTATTTTCTGGCGGGCTTCGCCGGAGCGGAAGGCCGAAGGGGCGGAGAGTTCTATACGCCGCGTTCTGTGGTGCGGGTGCTGGTCGAGATGCTGGAGCCGTTGCCGGATCCGGCGCGGGGCGTCAAGGGGCGCGTCTATGACCCGTGCTGCGGGTCGGGCGGGATGTTCATCCAGTCCGAGAAGTTCCTGACGGAACATGGCGGGCGGATCGGCGATATCGCGATTTACGGGCAGGAGAGCAATTATACCACCTGGCGGCTGGCGAAGATGAATCTGGCCGTTCGTGGGATCGAGGCGGATATCCGCTGGAACAACGAGGGCAGTTTTCACAAGGACGAGCTGAAGGATTTGCGCTTCGATTTCATCATGGCGAATCCGCCGTTCAATATTTCGGACTGGGGCGGGGAGCGACTGCGCGAAGATGCGCGCTGGCAATACGGCGTACCGCCGGTCGGCAATGCGAATTACGGCTGGCTGCAACATATTCTGTGGCATCTGGCCCCGAACGGCACTGCGGGGGTGGTGTTGGCGAATGGGTCGATGTCTTCGATGCAGAGCGGCGAAGACACCATCCGCAAAGCGATGGTGGAAGGCGATGTCGTCGATTGCATGATCGCGCTGCCGGGCCAGCTTTTCTATTCAACCCAGATACCGGCCTGTTTGTGGTTCCTGGCGCGGAATAAGAATCCCGGCGGCCAGTGGCGCGATCGTCGTGGGGAGATTCTGTTCATTGATGCGCGCAAGCTTGGCCGCTTGGTCGATCGGACGCGGCGAGAGTTCGGCGAGGCGGATATCAAGAAGATAGCGGATTGCTATCACGCTTGGCGGGGTGAGGAAGGCGTCAGGCCTTATGCCGACGAACCGGGATTCTGCAAATCGGCGAAGCTGGAGGTAGTGCGCGGCCATAATTTCGTGCTTACGCCAGGGCGGTATGTGGGTGCGGCGGACGCAGACGATGATGACGCACCATTTGGAGAGCGATTCTCGGCGCTGAAGGCCAAACTAGAAGCCCAGTTTGAAGAAGGAGAAACCTTCACCAGAACAATTCGCGCGAAGCTCACGGGGGTGTTCTTCGATGGATGAGTGCGAAGAGCTTAGGCTTGGCGATATAGCTCAGATTGTGATGGGGCAATCGCCGCCTGGTGAGTCATGCAATTTGGTTGGGGAGGGAACGCCTCTTCTCAATGGTCCTACTGAGTTCGGCCCTCGGCATCCTACTCCGGTCCAATTTACAACGGATGTTCGCAAGCGCGCGCAGAAAGGCGATCTTCTATTTTGCGTGCGTGGCTCAACCACGGGACGCATGAATTGGGCTGATCAGGAATACGCTATCGGACGGGGCATTGCCGCCATCAGGCACAAGCGCAGCAAGCATCTTCAGCCGTTTGTTAGAGCTGCCATAGAAAGTCAGCTTGCGGGATTGCTCCAAGCCGCTACCGGTTCAACTTTTCCAAATGTGGCGGCCGCACAACTTGCCGACATTCCTATACCCGATATTGATGGCGAAACGCAGAGCGCGCTTGCCTCCGTTCTCGGCGCGCTCGATGATAAGATCGACCTAAACCGGCGGATGAATGAGACGCTGGAGGGAATGGCGCGGGCGATATTCAAGGATTGGTTTGTCGATTTTGGGCCGGTGCGCGCCAAGGCCGAAGGCCGCCAGCCCCCCGGCCTTGCCCCCGATATCGCGGCGTTGTTTCCGGACAAGCTGGATGATGACGACAAGCCGATGGGGTGGGCGCGCGGCACATTGGGAAGCATAGCTACCGTGAACCCAGAGAGTTGGTCCGCTGCTTCCTGTCCAGAATCCGTTGATTATGTGGACTTGGCGAACACGAAATGGGGCATGATCGAAAGCACGGTTCATTACGATTGGGATAAAGCACCTAGCCGAGCGCGGCGCATATTGCGGTCGGGCGACACCATCATAGGAACTGTCCGTCCCGGCAACGGCTCTTTTGCGCCCATAGGACGCGAGGGGTTGACGGGAAGCACAGGCTTCGCGGTCCTTCGTCCCAAGCAGCCCCATTTCCGCGAGATCCTCTATTATGCGGCCACATCTCCTGAAAATATCGAGCGACTGTCGCATTTAGCTGACGGGGCGGCCTATCCTGCGGTTCGACCGGAAATCGTCGCTGCAACGGAGTTGATCATCGCCTCCGAAGCTATAGCCACTATCTTCTTTCAGCTTACTGCACCTTATATGGATCGCGTAGAGGCCAATAAGCAGGAAAATCGCACTCTCTCCGCACTTCGCGATCTGCTGCTACTCAAACTCATGAGCGGGGAAGTGCGGTTGAAGGAAGGTAGTTCTTTCGCGCAGGGGGCGGCATGAACAAGAAAGAGTTCTGAAATTTTTGGACGTTCGTTCTTCATGCGACCTTCTCTAAAACCAATATTGATTCTTGCTTGATACGAGCATGAGACAAGTTGAAGGCTTTACGAGAAGCGAGGATCTCTCGCTCTATACGCTCAACTAATTTCCATCCCAGCTTCTCGGCTTCTTCAACAATTATGGTACCATTATCAACTACTTCGCCGTGAATTTTCGATGGTCCAATTACTATTCCCCATTTGCAAGTTATGTCAGTGAACGGTGTGATTGCTGAAATCAACGCCCGCATTTGCTCATTAAACTTTGACGCAGTATGCCGATTCTTTTTAAAAAAATGCGACCGCGCGCCAATCTCGTTGGCTTTGACAGCAAGTGGATTTAACCCTAGCCACCACATTCTATACTTGTGATAAAGCCAATATTCATAGGCGTTAGGATACGGAGGAGACGTAATGACCAATCCTATTTTTTGATTCGTAAGGACGCTATCAGCTTTAAGTGAATCAGTACAAAAGATAATCACTTTTGGCGGCAACCCCTTTTCACCTAGATGTACTCGAAACTGCCTGCATGCATTTAAAAAATGTTTGAATACACTATCAAAGGATACGTGCTTTAAAACGGCGGCATAGCGGGTATCGCTGTCTTGGTTTGATGTTCGAACAACGATAGAAGAAAAAGCGAGCTTTAATGCATCTTGAACGTTACCAGGCTCAAGATCCTCAATCTCGGCAATCAAAGCATGCAAAGCTGCCTGGACCTCTGGTAAAAACCAATGATCAACATTTGGAATTTCCCTCGATGTTACCTTCTTATTTTTCTTAGCAGAGATAACAACAAGTTCAGCAATGCTCAAAAATTCCTTAGGTAAGTTGCTTGTTTTGACACGCGAGATCAGACAAGCAATCGGGTTTAGATCAATTCCGATACTTTCTATCCCAGCTCTCTGCGCCTCAACTAAGGTAACTCCCGATCCGCAAAATGGATCCAGCAGGATTGATTTTGGCGCAATTCCAAGCTTTTTGATTAGCGCGGCGGGGATCTCACTAATAAATTTAGCAGGATATGGATGAATTGAGTGCAGAGAACGAGCAGTCCCAGACCGTGGAAAGTCCCAATCAGTTTCGGGATTAGAATTGTCGTCTATGGATCGATCCCTTTTAGTGGACAGTCAAGTCTCTTAGAATGGTTACAACTCCGGCAGAGTGTGGCATGGCGCGGCGGCAATAGAAATCAAGTGTCAAACTTTATTTCGTGCAATGGCAGCGTCGCGCTCCCCTACTATAAGCTTCAACAGTGCGTCCTTTTGGTCTATGCGCTTAAGGGCTTGCTCAAGAGCAACTTGAGTTTTAAGTAAAACTTCCACCAGTCTAAGAGCTGGCTCAAGGTCTACCACCGCTGATATAAATTGTTCAACGGTCATGTCTTCAATGTGCGAATCTTCTAGGTCTATTGTTCCCATGCTAGCGTAACTCCTCCATAATTGTACGTTGTATCATTATGCGTCCTTTATAATTTTAAGGATTCTTTCTATTCCTTTCTCGTCCGTACTATCAAGCGTGATTGTAGATCCTCTGTACTCTATTCGTACTTTTTGAGCATCTGGCCCAAACGATTCTTGTTTTAATTTTTGTTCCCCTGTTGTGTCGCGTTCATACTGTGCGGCTGTGAATTGGCGATGGTAGTAGAGCCACAACTCGGTGAATATCTCGTTGCGCTGATCTTTTAGGATTTGCCTTGTCTCGTTGCGACATTGTAGCAACTCTAAAATTTTTGCAGGAGTGAGATGTTCCCCGTACTTATCCATTTCCATAACATTTTTCCTCCCCTCTGCTATGATATTAACTAAATCGCCATAAATCTCCTAGCTTTAGCTACTCAAGAGCGAGAAAGATTCGCAGCTGAAAGGATGTTCAAAATCGTCAGACAGGCTGACGGCTGCTATCGAGAGGACGAGCTACGAGACGCCATGAGGCTATGGGAATCGCCTAACCCCTTGAATCCACTACCTAATAATAAATGATTAGATTACTTGCACCAGTATCACGGTTGTGATACTCTTAGTTGTAGAGAGTGAGCTATAAAGGAAAATTATGAAAACCCAAACGATAACTGACGCGAATAACAATAGCGCATCTATTGAGTATTTCGGCACGGAAGAAAAGGCAAGAGCGGCATTAGAGACTCTTAAAAACTGCTCGGACTGCGTGAACTGTGATTGCTGCACCCGCTGTGTGGGTTGCACCGACTGTGTGGGTTGCCACGACTGTGTGGATTGCTCCGGCTGTTTGAACTGTTTGGAATGCTTGTTGGGTTGCTCCGGCTGTGATTGTTGTTATGCCTGTAGGCGATGCTCGAACTGCTCGCGCTGCACCCGCTGTGTGGGTTGCTCCGGCTGTGTGGATTGCCACGGCTGTGATTGTTGTTATGACTGTAGGCGATGCTCGAACTGCTCGCGCTGCTCCGGCTGCTCGCGATGCGTTCTTCTCTCGGACAAAACGGATAAAACGGATAAAAAGCAATGAGTAGCGAAATGAAAAAACCAAAATTCCTATCAATTCGTGAAACGGAAATATTCCGGCGGCAGATTAATGCCCTAGTGAAAAAACTAGGGGAGAATCAATCACGGGTAATTATTAGAGCAATCGGGGAGGCGTACGGCAGGTATTGTGGTCACCAAAAATCGCCGTAAATCCCCTGCCTTTAGGCATGGGGAGTAGTCACATCACGAGGGTTCCTAGTACCGCATACCTGCCTACCCCGACTAAGGGACTACTTCAGACGCAGCGTCAAGTGCGTCCGACTCAGCAAGTACTGCTTCAGCCTTGGTCTTCCCTTCTGCAACCTGAGTGGATGCAGCGTCAAGAATCGCAGAAATTCTATCGAGCTGTGCTTCATCAGCGCCACTGTCAAGTGACTCAATGAAGGCTTTGACTTCATCAAGCTTTAAATCTACGGCATCAAGAGTCCCGTTTTGTGCAACAACTGCGTCGCGTAATGCGCCAGCAGTTGCTTCGATTGTGTCTAGTTTTCCCATGAGCGTTGTCTCCTTAAGAAGAAAGTTAATTATATCAGTTATAGAAGGTACACAAAAAGAATACATTTAGAAAACTACATTTGAAGGTATGATTCTTTCCGTGGCGTACCTCCTGTGAATTATACTCATTATGTTGCCGTACAGAGTACCCGCTGCAGTGGCAAGAGCTGGTATCATAACTCCTGGGTCAGCTCCTCCGTGCAGAATCGCAGCAATGGTCCCGATGGTTGCCAAGATGCTCAGTATGTTACTTCGAACCGTTTTGCTTTCACTAAGCGTTTTGCCGCCCGCAAGTTTGTTTTTGCTCATAACATAATCTCCTCTTTATTAATCAACTCTTATTTTAGGATTCGGAATCACAGCACACACACTACCGTAATGCGCTACAACGTTGAAGGGAAAATCTTTTGCCAGCTTACGGAACCGAAAAAAGTGACGATTACTCTTATCTTGAGTATATAGCTTGTGCTCATACGCCGTGGCAATCTTCTTTGGCCCCTTCATCACGTAAACACTCGCCAGCTTAAATGAGGTCTTGTTATAAGATGTAGGTAGGAATGTAACCGCACCACGCTGTAGAACGATTGGGTCACTTTGCTTCCAAAGAAAGTTCTTCTTTGCGCCATCCGGCACTTTCAAGAATGTTTTACAACCTTTTTTTCCCTTCTCATCTTCCGCGCCCCAAGGCTTAGGTAGTTTTACGCGGAACACCAGTTTCTTTTGTAGTTGGTCGAAGATTTCTGATGACGGAAAGTTGGTTCTCTTACGAGGGTCAACGAAAGCCCCCCCACGCTTCAGTCCGTTGAACTCCGCAATCCAAAGGAATGTCGCATCGCAAGAGGCTGACGATGCCAAGAAACGTGGGAGGTCGTTGTATGCAATCTTTGGAGACACAATTGCCGGTCGTGCTGGAAGGTCTGTATCCACCCCGTCCATGTTAGAAATACATGGAGGTGTCACATCAGGAGCATCCCCGTGCCCTTCTGTGATAAAACCAGTTATGGGCTTCACAGGAGTGCTTCGTCCGACAGGATTCCAAACCCATTGGCATCGTTCGGGAAAGAGAGGTTTGATGGCAGCAACAAGGTTCAAATAGTTCTTAGAGTCTAGGTTCGATTCTAAACCTCCTGAGATGGCACAGGCGACGTTCGGATTACGAGCGTACCACTCGGCAAGGGGTTGTAGGTTAGAGCGTATCCTGGTGAACAGGGCTTCGTCGTTCGCCTGTAATTTCTTTTTATACTGGTCTACGGTGAGCGACTTCAGAACTTCATAATTTCCACATCGGTTGTTCCGCTGACACACTTCGTTCAGCAGGTGAGATTCCAGGTACTTGGGTCTTGGGTCGGCTGCCCACTGATCAAGACACGAAAGGTTGGTACCGAAGGAGTTCCACAAAACGGCCAATCGTAAGGTGGCGCTTCCCTTGTAGGCTCTCATCATGGCTTCACAAGGCCACTTGTCGTGCAGCGCAGCGTAGGCACCAAGTCCACCCTGGTTCTGAGCAAAGGCACTTCCGGTTATTGAGCAACAAATGAGGAACGCTGTTATGAGTTTAATAGTCATACTGGTCTTTCTCCAAAAGATTTATTACGCGATCATCTCTTCCCTGGTTAGGTTGACACTTGGGATCCACTTGTTTGGCCCAGAGACTCTCACGAAGTTCCTGACCGGCTGCAGGCCAATCTGACCGTCGTATGGCGGACAGCATTTTCTTGAAACTTCTGAGGCTTTGAGGCTTCATGCTAAAGGCAAGGTTGATTAAGGCCAGCTTTCGGTTTTCAGTTAACCCGTCCCACACCTCAATGCCAACAACGTCCTTAGCGGTCGCAGTCGCCACTGCAACGTCTTCGGAAAGTATTTGATATATGACAGCATTACTCAGTGGCTTAGAGTCCAGGTTGTGCCCGACTCCTATGGTAAGAAATCCTTTTGGTGCCCGTACCGGAACCCCAGTGGCGTCGTCGTAAGGCATACGCTGAACTCCTTCGTCGCGAGTGAGCATGGTGAATATTTTATCGCTAACTGGTTCCTGCACGTCGCTCATATTACTTCACCTTGAAATAATTTATTATCGCTACTCCAATCGAGGCTATCGCTGCCAGCATACCACTTACTAATACCGTCAAAATCTTGGCACGGTCTGCGCGTTGAGCTGTCAAAGAACTGACGGCGTGCTTCATACCCTCGATCTCAAGCTTTTGTTCCATCACCTCATTGCGCAGGATTACTAAATCCTGACGGATAAGATTGAGCGACTGGTCTAATATTTGAATTAGTTCCTTCGCGAATTCGCCTTCTCTCATTGAGTATAACCCCGCTTAGCCAATATAAACGACGGAGCGCATCGTGACGAATTTTAGCGTGAATTAAACTACGAACCAAGTCGTCTTGCCCCATGGTGCCCTTCACTATGTAGTCCTGAGCACCAAGTGCAATTGCTTCTGCGGCTAATTTTGCAGAGGGAATTCCTGAATGTACCACTATCGGAACACAGGGGAATTCTTTCAGCAAAGCTCGAACACTCTGCAAGTCCTCGGAGTCAGGCAGATTTATATCTAACAGTATAAGGTCAAATGCCCCAGTTTGTAAGGATGCTTTTGCTTCCTCAATCGTGTGGCACACTCCTACTGCGAGTTGAGAAAAAAGGGTCTTGTCACAACCAACGATCCTTTCTTGGAACTTGATGACATCGGCAGTACCGTCTTCCATCATTAGGACGCTGAAATTAGTAAGTGTTGGCTGCATGGGGTTGGTCTCCATTGTTATTTCTCCCCTGGTAGATTATTAATAAAAGCTATAACTGCTTCCCAGTTGCTCGCCAGGGCAAGCGCATCGTCAGCAGTTAAAATGAGTTTCAGTTCTTTATTATCAGCATCCCGCACATCCAACTCTATCTTATTTTTATTGGCGTGGTGTATGCCGCGTATCATAACTTTTTTTAAGACTTCATCTCTCATGTACCCACTCCCGTCAACATCATACTGCCCGGAGAGCCGGTAGCAGGAGGGGAGATAGGAGCTGTGTAATCCGAGTTCCATTCTTGCGATAGTCGTAATGGGTGGGCACCTTCAAAAAGACTTGCCATTTCACGTTGAAGAAGTCCTCGGTTCCACAAGAATACATCCCCGATTTTTCCTTTCCATAAATTGGTTACATTTATAGGGTCCCAGCTTCCAATACCCCACGTGCCGTCAATCGGATGAGAGAATGACGGGTTGGTGGCATCGCCTATGCTTTGATTGCCGTCCATTAATGACGCGAAGCTGCCAATGGACGGATTGCGATACATCGTAACGTGGTGCCACTTGTTGGCTACGGTGGCAATAGATGGTGAAGCAGAAAAAAGAGCTGCACCTGGCCCAAGGTCGTATTGCAAGACCATGCCATTTTTGTCAGTGCGATGAATAAAAATGAAATAACTTTTGGTGGCATCACCGCCTACTGAACTTCCTATAAGACTGTACGTATTGTGTGTAGTGTCATCTACAGTGTAACGCATGGAAAGAGTGAACGGTGTGCTCAGGCTGACTATTCCAGTTCCAATATTTATACAGTCGTCAGTACCGTCATAAACAAGAGCTGGCCCCCACGGAGAATCAATCCATGCGGAGTTAGTCATGCCCGTACTAAAGGCACCGTGATTGCCTCTGCCAGAAAAGTCTTGAAGTCTTCTGCCTTGAAACCCGATGGACGGGCACCATGCGCCGATTAGTGCGTTCCAAAGCTCAGGGAATGCCGACTCTGACTTGTTGCGCGCGAAGCCGTTCTGAAAACTTGGTCGCGCTGAGGGTAGTGGCAACAATCCAGAGAACGTCAAGTGTGTCTCCTCTTATTGAACTTCAGGGCTTACGTACGAGTATCTCAGCCAGTGATTGCCAGCTGTAGAATCTAATGCCACCACCGTATCATGAACAAGAATAATACCCCATTTCGGTGCAGCTATTCGGACCAAGAACTCACCATACAAAAGTTCGCCAGTAGCAGCTGTGCTTTTATTTCTCATCACTCCAATTAGGGGAGCATTCTGAATAGTAAGAGCAGCGTCCGAAGCCCCAGCGCCGTCTGTTCTGTGATTGGTGCCGTGGTTGTCATCTGCGATTAAATATAGATATGCCGACCTGTTTCCAGTCGGCGAAGTCCCTTGCTTAATCTTTGCCCATATGCGGACACATTGTTCGCGACTTGTACTGTTGTCAAGAATGTCTGACTGACGCCCAACTCCTGTGGTGCTCGAAGCTAAGCTTGCAATCGTAATAGCGAAAGCAGTGGAAGAACCAAAGAGGTCAAGAATTTTATTTGCCATGACCGCTCCTACTTATAATCAATATTTACAATTACATCATTTGTGGCTGGGTCTATGTTGTTATTGTCAGCCACGCCTGTTGTGGCACGAACAGCAATGCCTGTATCAAATTTGATTCCTATGGCTTTACTAAATGCAATGCCGCCCTTGGGTGGTATTCGATAAGTTCGCAATGGGGTATGGCTACTAGTAGGAGTGCCAGAATTATTGTAAAGTTTTACATAATTAAATTCCGTGGCATGACCGTTGAAGAACTCACCACCGTACACCGAACCTGCCGAAGACTTAATGTTGTTGCCAGTTTTGTTGGTGTCGATGTTACGATAAGTCTCCACGCCGTCCGTAGTAGTTGGGTCAACGTGAACTACACTACGAAGAATCGAATCTCCTGGGTCTTTGGCTCGAAATACTTTACCGGAGCCTTCCGTTGCTTGAAAATTATCTGTCATACATTCTCCTGTTAAAGCGCCTTAACTATCCAGTTACAAACTATGCACGGTGGGTTATTGGTTCCTGTGTCTGCTGTGCCTCCTGCTACAGTGGTCAAGGCAGTTGAGCCTGTGGTGTTGGTGTTCGGTGCCGCAGTTGCTGTTGCTCCACCGCTTCCAGTATCTCCTCCCGTTTCTGATGTAGACGAAATAGTACCATCTCCGTTGTTACCAGAGTTTACGTTGCCAACCCTGCCACTAAAAGAACTATTCGCATGAATATGTGCGCCACTACCGTCATTTGATGTGACGTTGGTTTCGTTGGCACCCGAAGACGCAGCATTCAACGCTCTATTGCCGCCACTGCCGGCAATGGTGGAACCAGATTTAGTTCCATAGTTATGCTGGTGGGCTGCTGAAGACTGAATGTTAATGTCCGCACCGTTTAATGCCGCATTGTGATGATGCGCTGGTAGTGAGTGAGTATGTGATGGGGTCGAGTGAACATGTGCCCCGCCAGTGTGTGTGTGGTTAGACATGTCGTGCGTATGACCGGCCACTGTGTGAGTGTGGGAGGGTCCAGTGTGCGTGTGATTGATAGCACCGAATATCGTACCCATCGCACCGTTGCCAGGAGAGACCGAAGCGTGTTGTCCAAACATTAATCGCCCACGGCAATCGGGAAGTGTGAAAGTAGTACTACCATCACCAGCACCAAACGTAGTGCTCCACAACGCAAAAAGAGCGGCATAAGTGGTACGACTAATAGTGGTACCGTTTAAAATTAAATAGTTCGTGGGAGCTGTTGCTGTGAGCCAAGAAAGACAAGTCCCGATAGGTACGCCAGAATGCAGCACTGTATTGGACATGTGTGTGCTTATTTCATTTTCACGCCCCGTTGGCGTCCAAGACGATCCAGTAAACCTTTGTTCAATATCAGTTGACGGATTGAGCCGAATCATCCCAGTGGGAATATTGGTGTCAATATCAAAGTCCTTGATGCCAACGTGCTCAAGCTGAGTCTTAAAAAAGTCTCTAAAGTCAGCATACTCATCAGCTAAACCAGGAGTGTTCCAGTCCGTTGCTGTCATAATCTAAACTCCTTCCGCTGCCCAACTAAAATCGTTTTCCACCTGAACTCCTGTATCTGACCGAAAACAATATACATCAAAAGAGGTCGGATTAGGTACATCCACAAAATCGTATACCGCAATCACTGGATACAAAGCATTAAAAGCAGGGGTAACAGTGATGCTCCGTACGTCTATAAAATCCTTGTTAAAAGGCACGGTTGCTGGTGCCATGTCATCTGATGTGCCGCTGCCAGCATCGCGCTTATGCTTCAACGAGATGCGAAGTCGTACTGGCCCTGCCTTGACAAGATAATGGTTGTTGGCCGTGGTGAAGTCGAGAGTGACTTTTATATATCGAAAATCGCCAGCGAATAATTGAAATACTCCTGAGTGATTAGTGTACGTCATGTCATCGTCTGAGATTGATATAGTACACGCCACGCTCACCGTGCCATCAATCGCATCCATCGGGCACGTCACAGTGAGTAGTACGGGGTCAGTCAACAGCACTCCCAAGTCATGCTTGTACACAAACTTCGCCGTGGAATTGGACGGTTGAATAAATATTGGGTAGCCAGCGACAACTTGCTCCTGCGGCGAGGCCCATGTGTTGTCGTCAAAATGCTCCTGAAAGGTCTCATCGACCACTGGGAGAATCATTCGCTTTGTACTAACCAGTCCCATTAAATTCCTTATGCCGAGTAAGTGAGAGGTCCAACAAGTCCAGTGAGCAATCCGGCTGAACTAGTACCAGGCAACGGTGGCTCAGGAATTATAACAGGTTGTCCCTGTATGAACTCAATCCGAATATTATTTAATGTCAACGCAAGCTCAGGGTCAAGCACCACATCTTCAAACAACTCAAAATCTGGTGGCTCATCTACATGCACTCCCAGTGAAGCTGGCTGCCCAACATTACTAGCCTTGTCCACAGGTACGCACCAATAGACAAAATCGCCACTAATAATTTCAAAGTATGCCGCGAAGGTTCCTGCCGTGTTGCCTATAAGCTCTGCACTGGCAAGCTGTGGCCCTTTATAGATGTTGTAATAATCTACAGGCAACGTGCCGCCAGTTGAGGGAGTCCAGCGGAGAAGTACGTTGTTGTCGATTACTTGAGCCGTGAAAGTAGCGACTGCGAAAGGTGGATAAATAGTTACATCTCGAAAATTTGAGTCACCTGTATTGAAAGCGACGTCGTGTGCTGCAATCCAGAATCTTCTGTTGCCACTCCATGCCCCCTTGAGTGTATAAGTAGTGCCCTTCACCTTTGTAATAAAAACCGACTGGTCAAAGCTTGTGCCGTATCGAATCTCATAATCGGCAACGGCAAACTGTCCAATTGATTCTGTCCATTTCAGCACTACGTTCTCGCCCACAATGGTGTGCTGGATAATTGGCGCTGAAGGTCGGAGTACTGCCACCACAACACTGGAAGCGTTGTCGCAGTAGTTACCAGACGAGTCCATTGACTTTATAAGGAAGTAGTAGGTGTCTGTTACCTTGAGGGCTAGTGTGTATTGAACGCCTGCGACTTCTGCTACAAACTCGGCAGAGTCCCAGTCAAGCGCTGAGTCCGATAACCGCAACTCATAATGGTCAAGGTCAAGGTCAAGAATATTGTCCCATGTGAAGTGGATACCGAATGAACCAAACGATGCGCCGAAGCTGGTAACATCCGATGGTGGCTCACTCTTGCCCAGCACTGAGTGGTCAGTAACAGTGGCCCACTCTCCAACAAAACTAAGTGCGTTACGTGCGCGTGCGCGAACGTCATAAAGTACTAAGTCCTGCACATCCAAAATGTGAGTGAAGTTGACTTCTGCAATAACCGGAGTGCCTGGATTCCATTCAGAGTCGGCAGTTTTTTTGTACTGAATATCAACAAAACCATTTGAGTTTATAAAGACGTTGGTGAACGAATCCCACTCAACTCTTATTCGGCTGAACACGGTGCCATCACCTCGCACGTACAATTGGTCTGTACCGGAAAGTAGTGTAAGTCCGGTAAGAGGTGGCACACTCAATGGGCTTGACAAGTCCGAGTTTGGTGAAAGGTCTACAGTGGTTTCTTGTCCAGAGTTCCAATCGTACACAGCTTCCGCAGTCTCACGTAACTGCATGTCCACTTTTAATTCTGGCGAGTCGTTACCTTCGTCCAGAATTAGTTCCGTTTCTACAACCTTGAAAGGTTTATTGGTCCAGCCGTATCGTGCCAAAGTAAGCAACACCACATTGGGCGCTTCAAGGGCAAAAGCACGAAGTCCCCACGTAGCATTAACTTCAATTGGCTGCCGTACTTCTTCCAGTGCGATCTTTGATAACCGTTGGCACGCCGAAGGAGACAACGTGACAGGGTATTTCATCTCCTCAAAATTACGCTCGCCATTGTCCTGATTCTGATAAAAGTTATTCTTCACAATTGGGAAGTCTGTTACTTGCCATTTATTAGTTGGGCTTGTGTATGTGCCACGCACTGCATTGAAGTTATCGCGTCGGGACGCACGAGTCTTAATCTTAATGGCACTTCTTAAGTCAGCGTCAGTGAGGGTAACAGTTGGGGAGTGATATCTTGCTGGCCAAACCTTCCACAATCCGTTCACGTAAGTAAGAGAACCACCGTGACCAGTCACCATTTTTTCGAGTACCGATTGTTTTGTTTCGTCAGTATCAAACGTGAAGTCAACGGTGTATCTTTTTTCAGTGCCGCCATTAATTAGGGCTACGTCTTCGTCGCACTCATTAGCGGCAGCTGATAATCGGTCCATGTCCACGCGAGCAGGAGGCACGCTGCATCCAAACTTGGTGTTCATTAAATAATCGGCCATTATTAGAGCCGCGTTGTTGGTATACTTGTAGGTGCTGTCCCGTGGGTCAAAGATGTCACTCTTGCCTTGCACTTCAAAAGAAATATCAGGAAGCCCGTCAGGGAAAGTTTTATTGTTGAAGATGAGAATAATATACGCGTGCGCCAGTCCGCGCTGCCTATGGGCTGCCGTCCACTTACCGGGAAAAGAAGCTGCACTTTGAGTAACTAAGTCTGATTGAGCTGCTTGATTTTCGTTACCGTCATTGAGCGCCATGAACACTTTGTTCAAATAATTAGCGTCCACTGTGCCGTCAGCTTTAGTGCCACTCACTGCCCAACGTGGGTCAGGAGAAGCGCCGAAGTTTATCTTCACTTCGTTCAGATACAATGCAGTGATGGCACTAATCTTGTGACAAGCAAGAGTACAAACTAAGTGCTGAAGAGTCCCAGTGTCATGGGCAAACGTCATGATGGCCCCTATGCGAGCACGGCCATAAACACATCGCCAGGTGGCATCGCTCTGTCGAATGGTTACGTCTTTACCTGTCGGCTCGTGCTGTTTGTTCTTAGCTTTCTGAGCGTTGATGTTGGTTTTTGGACGTGAGATTCTTTTCTTAGAACGCTTGGTGCTATTGGGATGCTTGCCTGTTTTGCGACGATCCGTTGCCACTATCTGCGCCTCTTATTTTTATGAGGTTTTGGCTTGGTTTTCTGCTTCGGTTTTTTCTCAGGGACTCCCCAAAATCCGTCCCAGTCAGCTAGTCCAGTAATATATTCCAGGCCACGGTCGTCGGGATAGATGGACTTCTGGTAAACGTCAGTAAAGCGTTGCTCCTCTGCCTTCTCTAACTCTATCAGTTCAGTTTCGTAAGTAAAAACTACGGTGGCATCACTAGCAGATTCTTGAATCTCTGCCGTGTCCAGCTTACCCTCAAAACACAAGTATGGGTCGTTAATTACAGCTTCGGCACCATCGAGAAACGCGAGCCACAGTTTGCCAAGTTTATTTTGAGCTGCTTCGTTCAGTGCTAGAGCAACTACGGAGGACGGAACACCAGCCAAAGTAATTTCAAGGTTAGTGGCTTTAATGTCGGCACTTTCCCCGATACCACCAACTCCCTGGAACCAACCATTGCCGTTCCAAGTTTTACTGTCCCACGAAATATCTCCGAGTCCACTCCAAAGTCTTATGGTAGAGCTGTTGAATTCGCCTTCAAAAAAAAAGGCAATTCGCACATGTGCTGCCTCTAGTTCTGCAAGAAAGTCCGCAGTAAGCGCACGGGTCATATCGCCTCCACGCAACTCAGAGATATGTCATAGGTCCGAGTCTCGTCGGCTGACCAAAGATTTACAGTTTGGTTTGCCAATCGAAATAAGCCCTTTGCTTGTTCTGTAATAATACTTTCACCGTCAGCCGGCGATTCGCGCAATCGAGGCCAGATATCAATCACAGCTTTCCCGTCACTCTGAGAATCTACATCATCAGTGCCCATCACGGCATACAGTCTGTTAGCGATTTGAATTTTATCACCAAGCTTTAGAATTCCAGCAATGTCAACAGTCCATCCTTTAGTGGCGAGCGTGTTCCCTGTTTGTGCTGCGCCATCGACTAAAGGTACGCCACTGGCAAAGCCACGAGACTCGGTATTTAGTGGGTCGTACACCATGAAGGTTCCGCGTGGCCCTTGCAGCGCAAGTAAAAAGGCTACCAACTCTTCCGCTGCGTCGCGCTCTAAAGGAGGAAACGAAATATCGGCCCCCCAACTTTGACCTGAGAATTCTTGCACCTGAGTATCAAAGGTGAATGGGCTTCGTGACAGATTCACTGCGTTCACTGCATAAAACTGCACACGCTTTGGTTTACACGAAGCGGGGATGCTTAATGGAAAGGTTATTGTCATTAAAATGATTCCGCAAAAGTTCCACCACGCTCACGCTGTTGAGCTACAGCAAGTACCGCAGCCTCTACCGCTCGGTCTTCCATCATCGCCATAGCTCTCATAATATCGCCTTCAACACCAGGCGACGCCCCACGAGCATCAATATGGTACACATTTGAGCCTGAACCATTTGATCCACCTTGAGCCGCTACTTTGAGCATACCTTGTAAATGACCAAGAGGCAGGATGGCTTCTGGCCCTGCTTCTCCTATTAACCCAAGCGTAGGACCAGTCACTATGCCGCCACTGGCAAAAGCAGGGACATTCGTATTTACAGGAGAAGATGTGTTGGGCTGCATATCGAGAACCTTTTTTGCATTCCCATCAATACTGGCCGACACGTTCAGTTGTACATTTTTTGTGCTACTGTCTGGAATATCCTTTATTGTATCAAGATATTTCTTAGCTTCAGTTTGAGCCTTTGTCCAAACATCTGCCAATGCTGATGAGTTACTTTGCATATCTGCGATAACCCCACCTAGAGTTCGAGTAGTGGCATCTTTGATTGCATCCAGACTGGTAAGCCCACGAGACTGAAGCGCTGCGAAGAACGCATCTACATAAGCAGGGTCCGATCCAGCTTGAAGTAGTGCTGCTTTCCATTCATCAAAACTTGTAACGCTAGCTTCCCCAGCTTCTATAGCTGCATTCTTTATGCCCTGAATGGCGTCCATGCCGTCGCCACCAGACTGAATAATTTGGTCAAAGCCACCTTTCATATTTTTCACACCTACGAGACCTTCGCCAAAAGCTTGAGACACACCTTGTAGGTTCACTTCCACTTCGTGCCAGCTCATCGAGCCTTCTTCGCCAGCTTTCTCAAAGGCATCAGTCATATCCTGTTGACTCACGCCGAGCTGTGCCATCATCAACCGCGCATTGTCGATGTTTCCAACTAAATTCTCTTGAAGAATGGCGCCAATTTGCCCACCAACATCTTGAGTAATACCGAGTACTTTTGTAAGTCCTGTGCCTATGGAATCGAATACTTGAGTACTTTGAGGCCCATATTGCTGTTGCTGTTTATCGGCCCACCCTGGATTATTGAATCGGTCGCTGCTTCCAAACTGAAAATTCCCGTTGAATGGCTGCATCTTTCCGTCAGAACCAAAAAATGAAGTGTGCTTATCTTTGAAAGCGTCTTCTAAGAAACTCTCTACTTGCTTTCGCGCAATCGTATCTTTGTTTTTTGGTCCACCGCCGAGCGTGCCGCCGAGAAAACTCCCGACAACCTTCCCGATAGAGCTACCAATACTAGCGCCAGCAGGACCACCTAAAACAGCGCCGATTCCAGCACCAGCAATTTGACCACCACCTTCAAAAGTTGACTTGGTATTTTTGCCGATTTTACTGAAAGATTGTAACGTGTCAGTTGCAATTCCAAGATATCCGGTCATGCTGCTCATGCCACCGGAAAGGCCCGTCAAGCTTGAACTTAAATCTGAAGTGCCCGTGCCAAGAGACGAGAGGCTCATTGACTTATCGAGATTGCCGGACAGTGCTTGGCCTATCAAGTCGCCACCACCACTACCACTGCTTCCGAGGCCAAGGCCGCTCATTATGCTGCCGAAGATGTCACCACTTCCACCACTTGAGCCACCGCCGCCAAGCAACGAAGAGAAGATGTCTCCCGTGCCCATTTGACCATTGATTAAGTTACCGAGTTGGCCGAATCCACCTTTACCTTTTCCAGTAGTCAGCCCACCAAGAATACCTCCAAACATATCGGCATACTCTCCACCGACACCGAAGTTTTTGAACATCCCACTCATGCCCTCTGTAAGAGAGGAAGCAAGTTCTTCTCCTGCCGCCTTCATCTCTTTCATGGTCCCCATTGAGCCACTCAACGCTTGGTCAAATGCGCGTGAGTGCTCTGCTGTATCTTGCATCGAGGAGCCAAGATTCTTCAGCCCTTCCATGTCGCCAGCGGCCATGAGCTGCGTGATGCTTTCAGTAAGTGGGTCGATTAATTTCTTACCGGCGGCAAGCTCGTACAGTTCTTTTTGGGTATCTTTTAACTTTTCATTAAGTTGCGTTTGGTTACGATTCCATTCGTTGAAGTCCCCCTTGCCATCGCTTAGTGATTTGCGAAATTGGTCAAGCGCATCCTTGTTGCCTTTGAAACTTTCGGCCAGCTTGTTGAGTCCGTCGTAGTCATTTGCCTTGAGTAACTCAGTAATATTTTTACGAAGAGGGTCCATGTCGTGGTTCAAATCCGACATCACGCTCTTGAGGTCTTCTCCGGTACGCTTCCACGATTCGCCAAGCTTTTTACCTTCATCTCCTGCGCCCTTGCTTGTATTTTTAATAGACGTAAGGAGAGAGCTAAACGCTTGGTCTACTCCTGCCGTGGCAGCCTGAGTGGGAGGAATCATCTTTGCGCCAAGCGTGGCGAAGTTTTCCCCGACTCCGTTCACTAAGTCAGGAACAGAAGAAGGACCAATCACAGAATCGTAAAGTCCTTCGAAGGTCGCTTTTACATCATCAGTAAAGCCAACGACTGCTTGTTTTGCACCGTCGAACTTTCCGGTAAACCATTCTTGAACTCCTTCCACCATCATTTGTACTGAGGCAAGAACGTTATCCTTCATGCCAACAAAAGCTTCCCCAATACCTTGAGCAAAAGCTAGAGCAGAGCCTAGTGCTTCGTCTGTTACTTGAGTAACGATACGTCCAATTTCAGACAGCCCAACGTTGACGTCGGCAGCAAAGTGGTCAATCATTGGGCTGATAGTGTCCCACTCGTACCACACTGCAATGGCGGCACCCACCAGTGCAGCTACTACTCCCAACGGTGTGAATAGAAGCGTGAGGCTTCCTGCCATCAACACCCCGCCTTGTGCAGCAATTCTAAAGACAGGACCGAGCCGAGCCACCCAACCAAATAGGAATCCGACAACCTTTATTACTGGCCCAACCACTACCAATATTACACCAGCGCCAGCTATGAATTCACGAACCGCCGGACTAAGACCAGCGAATGCTTCTCCTGCTGACTTCAGAATTGGAGTCAGCTCCTTCATTAGTTCGGTTAAACCTTTTAGTATCGGAGAGCCAAGAGGCTCTAAGGCTACTTCGACTTGGTGACGAAACTTTGTAAGACGGTCAGAGAATGAATCTGTGTCGTCTACTGCTTTGCCAATAGTTTCAGTTGATCCCTGAATGCCAGCTATAAAATCATCTACACTAAGTTTCCCTTGCCGAATCAGAGAGGCAAGTTGTGGCCCAGCTTTGTTACCAAAGATTTCAATTGCAGCGGCCGCCGCAGCGGTATCGCTAGGTGCTTTTTTGAGTGCATTAAACGTCAGCTGCAATGCTGCGCCCATGTCTTTAACGCCAGCCTTAGAGAATTTTGTGACGGCAACATTAAAAGCGCCCATCACGTTACCAGCGTCGAGTCCGTTCTTGCCTAGCAAGGCAAACATTGAGGCACTTTGCTCAAGGCCCAATCCGAGACGCTGTAATGTGGGTTCGAATGAAGCAACAGTTTGCGCCAGCTCTCCTACGTTGGCATTTGTTTTCTGTCCCACTTTGAACAGAAAGTCCATCGTAGAGCTTTGCTTATCCGTAGCTACCTGCCACGAGTTGAACAGAGACACTGTGCCCTTAACGGTAGTAGCGAGGTCTTGTCCAGTAACCTGAGCCAAGCCAGTTACTTGTTTTGAAAGAGCTGCGAGAGGTTTCCCTGTGAGACCAAGCCCTGTGTTGAGTTCGGCAATGACGTTACCAACTTCTTTTGCACCTTGCGTACTTTCAACAAAAACTGCTTTGAAGGTACCTTGTAAAGAATCTAGCGCGTCCCCAGTTGCGCCAGTTTTGGCACGAATGGTATCAAACGCTTCATCCATGTCTTTGGCGGCAGCAATAGCAGCCGCACCCACCAAGCCAAGTGGTACCGTAAACGCAGAGGTAAATTGTTTACCGATTCGCTCAACATTTTTCCCAAGCCCCGAAAAGGTCTTCGAGACTTGGTTCATGTCGGCTGAGAACTTTGCAAAGGAACCGCGTAGTTCTACAAATAGGGTGGCTACTTCTTTTGCCATTATTCGTCGCCTCCACGACGACGAAGTTTCTCGCGTGCTTTCTCAGCCGCATCTGCGTGTGGACGCACCATCGTGTCCCAGTATTGCTTCAGGTCGTTGCCAGTCTTCTTCTTTGGGGTATCATACACTGGCATAAAGTCCTGCGCGACGAAGGGTTTTTTCTGTTTTGAATGGTCACGGTGAGCATTGGCGATGGTACTTGCTACAATTCCAAACCCAAGATCTTGATGCTTCTTGGTGGCATCAAATCGTTTCCCCAGGTAGTGAAACTGTATAGGTGTCAATCTTTTAAACTGCTCATCCGTAAGCCCATAGTCATAAACCGCAATCGACCACATTAGGAGCCAGTTGATTTCTGAATCCTCTATGCGGTCGGTTGCTCCTTTTTTTCGGCATCGCCCTCCTTCGCAGGTTCAGCAGGTGGCATGGTGCGTCCCAACATTTCATTTATCATCGGCGCAAACTGTTGAAGCTTTTGCATTGACACCATCTTGCTGAAGTCTTCAAGTGTTAGAGATGGGTCGTCAGTGAGTAATCCGGCCCACAATAGGTACCGAAGGTCATTAACGCCCATATCATCCCACTTAATTAACTTGAATAAACTTTTTCCAACGCGCTTCTCCAGCTCACAGAAAGCGTTTAAGTCAAGTACGAAGTTTCGTTTGCGGTCAAGGTCAACTACGATTGCAGGTGATGCCTGTTTTGCATTTGTCATATTATAAGTAGCGCCTCTCTTCGCTACGGTTATGTATTAAAGACGGGTAATCGGCCCCGTGATTTTGATAGTTGCGCTCGCCATCAACTTATCATCAATTTTTGCAGACGGCGTAAAATCCGTCACGTACCCAGCAAAGCTATCGGTAGATGCGGCGGTATCAGTCCAAACGATGCGGTAATTTCTAACGAGTCTGGCTAATTGGTCGGAACGAAGTCCACCTTGGTTCGCGTTACCTGGAAGGTAATTCAAATCAAAGCTGATTTCAGTACCATCGAGCAAGCTCGGAATGAACTCACGGAACGCATTCGGTGACGCCATGTGCGTTGCATCAATAAGCTCCAACTTAACACCAGGTCCACTGATGTTGGTGATTTCGGCAAGAGTTGTAAAAACCTCTGTTCCTGCCAGGCCACCGCTAAGAACCGCTGAAGCACCAGCCACGATGACACTTGCTCCTGTTCCTGTACTTATGTTGGCATCAAAGAATTCATCGAACGTTGCGCTTGCGTAGAGATTCGCAATTGCTTGCAGAACGGTAGTGGTTGACAAGCCGCCAGAGTCCGTGGCTGCGTTAATCAGAACTGACGTTTGAGTAATAACTTGGCTGTAAGCTGTGCTATTTCCTGATACCACAATTCCGAAAGTCAACGCATTGCCATAGACACCAGCTGTTTTAGCC